ACCACATTTCATGGACCTGGTCGTACAGGGAGGGAGTCTGATGGCTATAGAAGTCTCAGGAACCGAAATCATCCTGCGAGACTTTGAAAAGATGGTGCCCTCTGACATGGACATTGACGACGCCCTGAGGGCTGGCGCCGAACCCATTCACAGAAGGATGGTAGCGGGCGCTCCCGTAAAGACCGGACGCATGAAACGATCTATCAAGATCGGGAAAGTCAGGCCCGGAAAAACAGGCAGGGTGATTACCATCGGCGTCCATCGGCGCGACTTTGGGCCTGGCGTGTATTACCCCGCTTATGTGGAATACGGGCATGGTGGTCCGCGCCCGGCAGAGGCACACCGATTCGTTCGCCCGGCCTATGACCTGGGCAAGGAAGAAGCTTACGCAGCCTTGAAGCAGGCTGTGATTGACCAACTCAAACAGAAAGGACTGTAAGTTTATGAATCTAATAGTCGGCGCGCGCGATCTGGTGATCGCGAAACAATCAGCGGATTCTTCAATCGCTTTGACCTATGAGACCGTTCAAAAAGTTGATGGTCTTGTCAGCGTATCAATCAAAGACAACTCCGGCGAGCAGAAGCCTTACCACGCGGACGACGTAGAGAAAGGCCGTTTGTCTTCACAGGCAAAGATGGGGATCACCATTGAGCTCCTGGCGGCCGCTAAAGCAACGATTGCCAAGTTTTACGGTCATACCGTAAACGACACAGACGGCACAGTATCCAAAAAGGACGGGGATTCTCCGCCTTATTTCGCGATCGGCTTCAAGGCCGCGACTTCTACCATTGCCGGTGGCGATGACGGCGTTTGGTTCAAAAAGTGCATCGCCACAAAGCGCTCTAATGAGATGGAGTACAAAACCAAAGAAGGCGAGAACGTCACGATCCAGACCGTGAAGCTTGAGTTTGAAGCCATCCCGACCATCAAGGATTCCGAGTACATGATTCTCGCGAACTCCAAGGACACTGGGATGTCCGCCAAGTGGGCGACTTGGTTTGACGCCGTTCCCGGCGCGACATCCTGACCTATGGGCGGCTTCGGCCGCCCTATTTTGGAGGTTCTATGCTATTTGAGGTTGAGCTGAATAAAAAGACCTACCGCGTGGACGCTGTCCCGGTCAAGGTACTGCGGTCAATGGGGCCTGTACAGGAGGTTTACCAAAGGCTTCTTGAGGACCCTGAGAGTATCGATGTCGAAAAAGACATTGACACAATGGTCCAGTGGTTTGTGTTGTTTTGCGGAAATCAGTTTACCGCCGACGATGTGTACGACCATTACCCCGGAGACAGGATCATCACGGATGTTGGGCTTGCAATGGCTGCGCTAAATACGAGCGTTGAAAAGGTTTTGAAGAAATTTCCCACAGGCCAGGAGCCTAAAAAAAAAGAAAACCCGGAGACTTTATCAAAGAAATTTACTGGCACTATCTTGAAGTTGGTCAATCGATGGCGCAGATAGACGCCATGGACCTGCTTTGGTATCTGGAAATACTGGCGTCGCGGCTTGAGGCAAAGGAGCCCGAAGCTAAATATTTAAGAGAAGTGTTGGGGTGATTGCATGTCCGAGACAGTACGACAAATGGTGGTCAGGATGTCCATGGACGCTGGAGGTTTCAAAAAGACCGCGTCGGACATCCGCGGACAGATCAGAAACCTCGACAAAGAACTCAAGAGCATGGGCGGCAGCGTTGACGCAAAACTGCTTACCGAAAAGCTAAGCCTGCAACAGGCGGCAATTACAAATTTATCAAATCAGGTCAAGCAGGCAGAAACCAATTTCAGAAACGCGAAGACCGAGGCTGATAAACTGGCGCAGGCTAAGCGCTTGAGCAACTTAACAACCGATCTGGAGCTTGCCAAAAAAGCCGCAGCAGACACCGAGAAAGCCCTGGCGAGAATCGACGCCATAAAGATGCAGAACTTTGGCAAGACCTTGACCACCCTGGGCGGTAATCTTCGGCGTTTTGGCCGGCAGTTCTCGCTTTACATTGGCGGGCCTTTGGCTGTGCTGGGAGGCAAGGCTTACAAGGACGCCTTGAACTACGAGCAGGTCATGGCGGATATCGGTATCGCCACGGAAACGAGCGGCGAGGAACTGGAAGCCCTTAACAACACTGTTCTGAAAATGACGGAAACCATCCCAATGAGCTACGCAGAACTGGGCGCGCTATACGCTACTTTGGCCAGGGCGGGCGTACCTGCGGGTGAACTTGAACGCGTGACCCGGGTGATCGCGGGCCTGGGCGATACCACGGACGTGAGCGCCGAGGAAAGCGCTGCGGCCATGATTAAGTTCATGAACGTTTTTAACATCCCGCTGAGTAATATTGAAAACTTCGCGTCCAGCCTGGTGGCGCTTGGAAACGCGGGCGTCTCTACCGGCAGCGAGATTTTTGAGATGGCCCAAAGAATGGCCGCTTCCGGAAATCTTGCCGGACTGAGCGCAGTTGATGTTCTTAGCTTAGCTTCGGCTTTTTCCAGTATGGGCATCAACGCCGAGGCCGGAGGCACTTCTGCAGGGAAGCTGATCAAAGCTTTCCAGCTGGCGGCCGAAACCGGGAAAGGATTGAGCGATACCGTCAACAAGGACGGGGAAGTCGTCATGGGCTTCACCACGGCGATGGGAGTTTCGGAAGAGCAGTTCAAGGCGTCGTGGGGTCAGGACAAAATCGGGACGCTGCTGGCCTTCTTCGACGCGCTGAAGAACGGGGCTGAGAACGGTGGGGACAGCGTCCTGGCCATGCTTGACGCGATGGACCTGACCGAGGTTCGGCTGTCCAACCTGATTGGCACCGGCGCGTCAAACCCGAATTTTTTCCGGGACATGCTTGGAATTGGCGAAAAGGCCTGGAAAGACAATACCGCGCTGGCAGATGGCGTGGAAATCGCTTACGGCACAGCGCAGGCAAAACAGGACATCGCGCTGAACAAAATGGAGAATGCCAGCGCAGATGTCGGCGAGAATATTGTTGACATTCTCCAGCCTGTCATCACAACGGTGTCTAATCTGGTTGGCGAATTCGGAAAATTGGACGAGGCAACTCAAACCCGCTGGGTGAAAGTGGGCGCTGCGCTTGTAGCCATTGGCCCGGTATCGAGCGCGATTGGCACAGCGGCATCCGGTGTTGGCAGGATTGTAAGTTCTATAGGGAAAATTAAAGCCGGCGAAGTAACGCTTTTTACAAGGCTTGTGAGTGCATTAAAAGGGCCTGCTGGCGGCTGGATTCTGGCGGCTGCCGGGATCGGGGCGGTAGCTGTGGCGATTAATAGCATCAAAACGCCAACAGAACAAATCATTGAGGGGCTGCAAAACATCAAGGTGGAGCTGGACGAGAAAACCTACGCGCAGACCACTGCCGCGCTGAAAGAGCTGCAAGGGCAGTCTGACGCGCTGTCCGGCAAACAAGGCGAGTACAACAAGAACATATCTTCGGCGGTAAAAGCCGGGTATGGAACCGCTGAAATGTACGGCACCGCTTTGGGGTATGAGGCAAGATTTACACAGTCTGAGATGGCGAGCATTGCCGGGAAGTATGCAGAGGAAATTGACAAGCTGAATGGCATGATCGGCGCGGAAACCGACGATGTGCAACGGAAATCTTTGGCGGCTCAACGCGACGCTTTACAGGATCAGTGGAACGCAGAGACGGAAGCCGCAAAAGCAAACTACATGGACCANNGCTGGAAAAAGCCGCGGAAGAATATGACCTTTTTGTTGCGCTGGAAAATGCATACAAAGAAGTCAAAGAATGCGTATCCGGGGAAGACGCGAACGCGATATGGTCGCGCGTTCTCACCGAGGAAATAATGCAAAAATATTTCCCGGACAGGACCATGACGTTCGGGTCCGCGTATCTGGAGCTGCAAGAAATACTAACAAAATCGCTGGGCCAGTCTCTTGAAACGATAGGCGGCGAGGACAGCTTTGCTTACACATTACTCCAAACGATCTTGGGCGATCCGCTAACCGAAGGGCTGTACGATCCAACGCTTACAAAAGGCGTACTGGACGGCCTGGTGGAGCTGCTTGATTTTAAGAGCGCAGTTGACAAATTAGGCGTTTCTTTTGAGGAGGGCCTGACCCCTGGCTTGGCTGACGCGTTCGAGGGCGCAAAAATGCCATCGCTTGAAAAGCTTGGCGAGCTGGGCGATGTTTTGACAGGCGAGGCAAGCAGGCAGGGCGCGGCGGCGGCCGCGGCATACAGCGCGGCGTTCAACGCTAATCTGAATTTGAACACACCGCCAGGGAGAACAGGAAGTGTCAGCGGGCTGATAAGGGAGATCAACCAACAGAACCTACGCACGCTAAGGGGGTACGGCATCGGATGAGTTACTTTGTTTTCAAAGGCATAAACAGCGAATCCAAAGGCATCATTGTGTCTGAGTACCCCGAAATTCTACGCGCTCAGCAAAGAATTGAAACAATCGAAGTACCCGGGCGTGATGGCGAACTAACTTTAATTTCCGGGCTGCCGGTATATGACACTCAATTAAAAGAGTGCAAGTGCATTATCGCTCCGAACGCGGACATCAACGCAATTTCTGCCTGGCTGACCGGGCGCGGGGACGTAACCTTTGGCAATGAGCCATTGTACACCTACGAGGCCAGGATCAAGAACGAAATCGCGTTTGAAAAGATCATGCGCGAACGTCAACATAGGGAGTTTAGAATACCGTTTTTGTGTCACCCGCTAAAGAAGCTTACAACCGCCGAACAAGACATCAGTCTTACGGCTGCGAGAAGCATTGTAAACCCCGGGACGGCTTACAGCCGGCCTAAAATCAAGGTAGAGGGCAGCGGCGACATCACGCTGACTGTATCAGGTCAAATCATTGATATCGCCGGGCTTGCTGAGCCTATCGTGATCGACAGTGATGTCGGATTGACCACGGACGCAACGGGAACGGTCAATATGTGCTACTTGACAAGCGGGGATTACCCGCGATTAGCTCCCGGAACAAACGCAATCAGCTGGACAGGGACAGTGACCAAGGTGACGATTACACCCCGGTGGAGGTGGCTATGATCTGGATCTACGAACAAGGCTATGAGGACTTCTCGACAAACGGGCTGGGAAAGCTGATCCCCACGAAGTGCGAGATTTCCGAAGAGCAAGCAGGAGCGTATGAGCTTGAAATGAGCCACCCAATGGATGAGGGTGGTATTTTTGAGCTGCTTAAAGCCGGCCGGGTTATCAAAGCCCCGGTACCTGCGCAGACCACGCCGTTGATCCACATGGAAGCCGCTGAGGGTTACGAAATCTGGGAAACCACTGCCAGGGCAAAGGTTTACACAAAGAAAACCACCAGCATGGGCAGCGCGGTGACAGTAACCGTACCGGCAGAATACGATACAACTTATATTCGCCCGGAGACTGTGATCCTACAAGAGGAGTACACAACTACCAAGTGGCAGAGCAACGGAAACCGCGTGCTGGAGACCTTGGATGCGGGAACGCTTGTCAATGTGCTGAGCAAGTCCGGATCCTGGTACCGCGTAACAACCGAAAACGGTAACACGGGATGGGCGCAAGCCAATAAGGTGACGTTGATCGCAACCATCCCCTCCGCCCCTCCGGAGACAATACAGGCGCGCAAAACACGAGAACAATTATTTAGAATTTACCGGACTGAAAAAGATACCGAAACAGGGGAAATCCGCGTCTGGGCGCGGCATATTAGCTATGATCTGCTGGCTAATGTGATTATTGACTGCAACCTGAAGGATGTGGCGGTAGGATCCGCGATTGCAGCGCTGAATGCCAACTGCACGCAGCAGGATCACGGATTTGCTGTCTACACCAACAGCAGCAAAACCATCACGGCGGACTACAGCCGGACAGGTTTCCTTGAGGCAATCCTGGATCCGGATGAAGGCATCGCGGCTTTGGCCAATTTGCGTGTGGTTCGCGATAACTATGACATCTTCCTTTTGGAAAGAAGCACAACCGCCAGGCAGCCGATTACCTATGGTCAAAATTTGATGGGCGTGACGGTGGACATCAACGAGGACGGAATCATCAACCGGATCGTGCCGGTGGGCAGAACTAAGGATGGCGAGCCGCTTTATATTGATTCAATTTACACCGATAGCCCAAGAAACAATGAGGCGACTGTTCTGCGCGCCGGAGTGATTGAATATAACGTTGAAGAGCGTGAAGCGAAAGACGGTGAGCCGGCGGTAACCCTGGCACAGGCAAAAGCGAAGCTGCTGGAGCTGGCGCAAGAGGATTTTGAAAGCGGCCTGGATCTTCCGGACATCAGCGTAAGGGTGGAATTCATCCAGCTGGGGGATACCGAGGAATATCAGCAATACCGCGACTTGGACCGGTTGTACTTGGGCGACATCGTCAGCGTGAACGACGAGGTCCATCAGGTGCTGCTGGACGCTGAGGTGACCAAGGTTGACTATGACGCGATTGCAGAACGCTACCTTGGCATGGAAGTCGGGGTTACCGACGCCAGGCGAACCATAGGCAGCCTGGGCAGTTTTGTGCTGCCCAATGGAGGTTTAGGCGGCCGGAAGATCGTGATGGGCGGGGTGGACGGCAGCCGGTTTCAAAACCTGTCGATCGGCGGGGCAAAAATAGCCAACGGCACGATAGAAACCGCGAAAATC